TCGTCATTCTCACTGCCGTCATCCTTGGGCAACCAGACACGCAGAACGCCCTTGAACTTCTTGTTTGCCATGGTGTTGGTAGCGTACTCACGCTTGTAAAAGTCGGTGTATTCACCTTCGGCAATGTCAAACTGAATGGCAAGCTGTGCGCTCGTTGCATCGTAGGCATCAATGCGAACGCTCTTGACCTTGCACACATACGCACCAAGGGGCAGTTTTTCCCGGTCGGTAAATTCCTTAACGCTTTCCCAATTGTTCGGCTTTCTAATCATATTTATTCTCCTTCATTGTTGTTATTTGTAGACATTCCGTAATATTCCCGGATTGTCTGATTTACGAATTTTAGGTCGTTATCGATAACCCTATCGAACATTTCCATGGGTGTTTTCGCCGTTGTCAGTCCATCGCTCTGGGTAACAAAATTGTGGTTCGTTCCATCGGTCACGCAATGCAGAACGATTGCAAACAGTCCTTCAAGGGTCAATTGGCTGTCCAACATCTTGCCTAGTGTTTTTGCCTTGATTTTGTTTGTGTTGCTGTCTGTTTCTGTATGGTGGAGAAAGTAAACGATCACATCCGGTGCAGTTTCATGAATAACGAATTGCACCAGATTGTAAAAGTGCAACGCCATGTCAGTGAATTTGCTGTATCCGGTTTCCTTTGCTTTTGCAAAAGATTCAAAGCACATCAAAAATTGACTATCGTCTATGACAAAGGTCTTTTTCTGACTGGCTTTAATGCTATCCATGATTACGCCATAATGTGCAGTTGCTTTAGTAGGTAACCGCTTGCGGAATGGCATAGGCTTAGCTGCCACATTGAATACGCTGACTTCTTCGGGTTCAAAGTTGCGTAAACTGGCACTTTTGCCGCTTCCGCTTTCACCCATGATTAAAACCGGGATTCCGATAAGTCATCATTCCTTTCTGTATTTTCGAAGATTAAAGGGCAGTCATAACCGATTGTCCTTGTATCCACTAAATATTCGCCGGTTCTGCGGCATTGCTTTCTTGCGTAAGTTTCCAACAACGGGCAGTAATCACAACAGATTTTGTTTTCCGGGAAGAATACTTCCACCATCGCTTTGGTGTAATACTTCACACCGCTTCGGAATCCGTTCATTCTTCAGCCACCGCCGCTTCATTTTCTTCCTGTTCCTCGCAGTAAAGTGCAAGTTTTTCGTCATTGATAAGGATGCTCAGAATTGCAAGCTTGTTTTCCGGTGCAATCGTTGCCGTGCTGATAACGGCAATCTGTGCAAGCTTGTACGCATCGCTTTTTTTCATTGTTTAACCCTCCCTAAAACATTCATCAACGAACCATGCGTTTTTTGTTTTCACGCATTCATCGCAACCAAAAATTTCATCATCTTCGTTGAAATAGATTTCATCGCATTCAGCCCCGCAAACCGGACATTGTGGATAAGTCGGTTCGCCGTGTGGATAACCCGTGCGTAACGTGTTTTCAATTAACGGATGGTCTTTCATTGCTTGCCACCAACGTTCCACGCTCTGCCAACGGTAAAGAACACCATGCCGACACACACAAGCAGTGCGTACCATGCTGTTGTTTCTTCCAATCTGCCGGTCTGTTGCCACCAAAAGAGGATCGCGGAAAGCACCGCATACATTCCCATATCTTTAGCGGAATGCTTCAGCTTGTCCATGTAATTGGGTGTGGGCTTTACGGGTTCCCACTGTGCGTTAACGGGCTTTTCTTTTTCGGGCATAACTTTTGTCGGGTTGCTTTCCTTCGTAGGAATGCGCTTTGCTGTGGGCTTGCCAGAGCCGCCCAAAGTAATGTGAACGGTGTCTGGATGCATAGGCTTATCACTGCCATGTAACATCTCAACAAGTTCTTTATCCTCTTTGTTCATTTCAGTCATCGTATTTAACTCCTTTCGGAATAGTCCGGGTTTTGTTATCGAAGTGCTTATGTACTAGCACCATTTCTGTGGGTGTATCACGTTCAACCATCCAGTTATCTGGATTCAGCCGCTTTGACTTGATTAATTTTCGCTGTTCCCGTGTGGGTTTTCGTAATTGCTTCATTTACATTCTCCCGCCCATTGTTCTGCCATTGCTTTTGCGATACCGGGGAACGTTTTGCTTCTGGTTTTTGAATCCCGGAAAACTGTGCCTTTGTTTTTGCGTGGGTTGCCGTTGCTGTCCTTACTGCCACCACTTACCCATGAAAGTTCCGGTTCAACAATATCTGTTGGGATCAGATTCGGAAGCCCCTTTAACCATAGACATGTCCTTTTGCTGAACGGATGCCCGTACTCATAAGGCTGTATGATTTGGGTGTACTTTGGCATCCGGTACACACCAGAGGGAACCGGGTTTTCTATCGCAATTTTCGGAATGTCCGCATTATAGAAAGCCATGAAAAATTCCTTTGCATCTAATCCGTCATTCAGTCGGGACAATTTCACATAAGATTGTCCGTCAATCCGCTTGTACAATCTCGCAGCACCGCAATTTGATAGATAAGTACAAGGGGGATGTGCAATAAGCATGTCCCACTTTGTGTGTATGTGGGTAACGCCGTCCATGGTGGTAAAACTCTTGCAGTCCGTGGAAATCAGTTTCAGTGCATCGCCATGTACGTGCCACTCTGGATGACCACCGGAACACTCTTGTAAATCAGCAGAAAAGCATTCATGTCCTAATTTCCGCATTTCGATTGTTACCGCTTGCGATTCCTCGCAAGCTACCAAAATTCTCATACTTCCACCCCTTCGCAAATATCCACGATGTGTTCGCACAACATCACAGGAATCCTTGCTTTCTCAATTGCGTTCTTTAATGCTTGCGTTCCAGATTTGGAACCTCTGGGAGCCGCATCATGACACGGCATTCCCCTCTTGCAAGCCGGTTTGAATTTCGGGTCTGGGTGATTCGTCCAAATATCCGTTGGCTTTTGTCTGCGTTCGCCATACTGGCAATATGTGACCGTGTACCGGGGCAGCTCTTGCATGAAATCCATCTTTCTTAAACCGCCCACAGGATTTTCGATGAAATAGAACTTGGGTTCCAGTTCCTTGATAAGCTGAACAACATGAGCATTTACCATGTCGCAGAACGTTGCATATTGGGTAACCGGGGTTAGGTTGCCGTTTGCTTCCTTTCTTCTGTGCTTACTGATTCGGCAACGCTGTAAGTGGTGCAATCCGGGCTTGCCCAAATAACATCTGGCTTTCCGAATTTTTCAATAATGTCAGTTGCTGTAACCGTCATGATGTCTGCATACAAGTCAATGTTTTCAAACCGCTTGTCCCATTCAATCGAAAACACTTCATGCCCCGCCGCTTCAAACGCCTTGCCGATGCTTCTGGTACCGGCAAACAATTCAAGAACTTTCATTAATCGCTCCTTGTGTTTCTTGTTTCTTTTCAAAGCGCAATGTGACATTGCATTCGTGCTTATCAGAAAGGATTTCAGACAGAATCTTTTCGATTTTTGTTTTCAAGTCCATATGTACTTTCCTTTCTCGTTCATCAAGTCGTTACGTTTTCGTAACTCTTAGCGCAAAAAAAATACAAGTGGGCTTCATTCAGAGGAATTTCAAGCAATTCGCAAGCTTTCATCACTTCCGGGAATGTCCATTCGCTTTTGTTGTTCAGTTTTGCGCTTAGTAACGCTTCACGCCATCCCATAGCGGCGGCAAAGGCACTTTGAGAACCGAACTTCTCAACAATGCGACCTCTTAACTTTGCATAACTCACAATATTCACCTCACTTTCTGTGCGTGTTACGTTTCCGTAACTCACAAGGCTATTATAGCAACGAATTTCTGAAAGTCAATACGTTTTTTTACGTTATCGTAACGTTTTTTCTCTTTTGGGTAATTTCGTGTTGCGTTATCGAACTTTCTGTGGTACGATTTTCCTAGAAAAAGGAGGTGGATACAATGGAAAATTACGGACGAGTTGCTAGCGTTTCAAGTAGGCTTCGGGAAGCAATGGACAACGCCGGGAAAACGCAATCAGATTTAGCAAGAGAAACGGGCATAAGTAAAGCCACACTTTCCCGGTATTTGTCGGGGCAGTTTGAACCGAAACAGATCGCAGTCAATAAATTAGCTGTTACTCTGAATGTAGCGGAAATGTGGTTGTGGGGCTGTGATGTACCAATGGAAAGACCGGAACCGGAGGAATTGGGGGAACTAGCTGCGGATGTGCTATTAAATCCAGATTTAATGCGATTAGTACAGATTTACATGGATTTGGAACAGACGGACAAAGATATGCTATTGATGCTTGCGGAGAATATGCATCAGAAAACAAAAAAAGACTGACACAAATTGTGCCAGTCTAAACGGAAAGTATTTTTTTTACGAAGGATAGAACCAATCTTATTTGGTACTCTCCCATCATATCTATGTATTTATGCAGTTCTGCTTTCAATTCTTCCACGCAAAATCACCTCGCATACCGGGGAGAACAATTGTTCTGCAAATATTATATATCAACCATTTCGGAATCGTCTACACTTTGCATTATAGTCGGAATAGAAAGAA